CGTAGGGTCAGCGTCAAAATTATGTAATTCTATTTTATATGGGTCAGAAAGGCGAATAAAATCTGAACCTTCTTGTACATAGATAATCGCTATAACCTGTTCACCTGTTGCTAATTTTAGCATTCTAGGTGTAGGTATTACTACTTTCTTTATATTTACTTTTTCTTTTTTATCTGTCATATAAGGTCCACATTAAATATTTCATAATCAAATTCTTGCTCACTATAGATATTTATCCTTTCCAAAAAGTGGTTCATAGTAAAGTTCTTATAAGTCTTATAGGTAAAGTCATCAGATATATCGTAAAGCGTAGCAACATCTTTATTACCACCAAGGCGAAGACCACGACCAATAGACTGGAGATTGCGAATTTTAGATTTGCTAGGACTAGCAAAAACAATGTTATGTAGATTCCGTATGTTAATACCGGTACTGAAAGTACCATATGACGCCACGATAATAGCATTGCTTTCATTTTCTGTTATACTCCTAACTGTCTCTCTATCTTTCGTATCTGTACCACCATATACAAAAAACAGTTTTCTTGTTTCTGGGTCAATAGTGTCACCAATAAGTTGATGTAATATCTTACCATGTTTTTCTACATACTGAAATAATACCAAAGTATTACCAGTTTGTTTCTTTACTAGATTACGAATAAACTTGTTTCTCTTTTCATGTGAAACAATGTAATCCATTTCTTCTTGGTACTTCAAGTTCTTTACTTGAATACAATCCTCTTTAGGATATTTTAAAACAATACATTGTATTTTTAAGTCTGCTAATTGTTTCTTGTCTATGAGACTTCGTGTTGTTGTAACTTGATGTACTGTACCAAATAAACCTTCTAATACAAGTTTGTGTGTTTTACTATCATCTAAAGTACCAGTTGTACCTATTCTATATTTAGCGTTTATTAAAGCACCTAAAATTTTTTGCAATTCTTTAGATTTGAATAAGTGTGCTTCATCACCTATAACACAACCAAAATCTTTAAAGTATTCTTTATCAAAAGTTGCCAAAGATTGCCATGTAGATACAACAACAGGTTTACTTTCATCTATTTCATAACCATAGTATTTTCTTTGTACATACTTCTCAGCGTCCCAACCGTATTCAATAAAGTCTTTATACATTTGTTCTACCAAAGAAGTGGTAGGTACAATTAGTAAACACTTATTACCTAAAACTTTCATCATTCTTATAATACAATAGATGATTAATGATTTACCTGAAGCAGTAGGTGATAATAGTATTGTCTTTTTACTATTCAATGCATGTGTAATCGCTCCTAATTGATAATCTCTAATTTCTATGTCTTTTACTGATAATTTGTCAATAAACTTGGAAACATCATTGGTAGGAACACCCCCACCAATGGTTAACGCTTCGTCTAGTATGATTGTATGGCTGTTCCGGCGACAAAACTCAATGATATAAGGTAACACACCAGCATAAATTTTTCCTGTTGCTTTGCTAAATAATCTTATCTTACCATCCCACCGTTTAGCACGGACAGATGGCATGAATGAGGCACCAGGTACTGGAAAGGTAAAAAAGTCAGATAGAGACTGTAGCAGTCCTAAATCTTCACTAGTACACTTAATATATGCTTCGTTAAATTTCGTTACGGCTAATTCGCTCATCTAGTTCTTCATATGAGATATTTTCCCAATTATCACGGTCTGATAATTCTTCTATAGGTTCACCAACATGTACAAATTTGTGGTCTTTGTCATAGTGATTAAGTAATCGTTTTGTATGCATTATCCAGTTATCTGGTTTTATTGCATGTGCATTTTTACCAACATAACCTTTTGTATCTTTGTATATATTATTAACTGTTTCTGTTTTAGAGTAGTAATCATATCCTAGTAGATATATAAGTTTTTCTTTTTCTGCTGCCATATGTGCAATCAATATACCTGCATTAGTCTTTTCATCTTTATACTTACCTAGTCCTACTACTTTATCTTTCTTCTTTGTCCATGTAATAAGATAACCTTCTTGGTCTTCGCTAAGATAAAGTTTCATATCATCCTCATTCCACTCTGGTCTGGATTCTCTCATCTTTTTCATTAAGTCTCTATTGTTTGCCCAACATACAAAAAATCTTTTCTTTTCACCTTTCCATGCCCACTCATCTGTAAGTTCGTGTATATCATCTATATCTTGTCCTATAAACTTAGCCACAGTTTCTGGTAAAAATAGTTTATCATACATGGAAGCAGGATTTTTCTCCCATGTTTTTAACATAACATTATGGTCAAAGGCATAACCACTACGATATATTTCGTGGCATATGTTATAATCCATTGCAAGTAATAAATCAGGTGCAAAATCTCTATACAGTCCGTTACAACCATATATCTTACCAAATGGTCGTAATCTATCTAAATCAAAATCTTTTCTACTTTCTCCATTACCAATGCAAAATATCATTACATACTTCCTTCCGTAAATCGTTTCCAATCTATTGCGTTCTTTATTTGAAAACCTCTATTGTTAACTTGTTTAAGTGTGTTCTCTAAATAATTACATACAGTTTTAAGATAAGAAACCTTTTGTGTTTGTTTTATTATTTCTTCGTCTGCCTCAATAAATGTACCAACATCTTGTCTTAATACTTTTAATTCAAAGTTAGTTTCTTTATATTCCTCTGGGTCTGCTTTACCTGTGTAAAAGACCCATTTCTTTTTATACAATTGATTGTATTCGCTTTGTGCTTTTGTAAGCATTAGACTATAAGTGGAATAATGTTTGAGGTATTTGGCGTGTATGATTGGTGTATTTAAACTTTCAATATCAAGTTCAGTATCATCAATCTTCAAATCTTTTTCAGCTTGCGCTTGTAGTTCATCTAAATTCATAATTATATTATATCACATTCCTGCCAAAAAGGCAAGTTTTTAATTAAAATGGTGTACTATACTCATGGTATTTATAACCAAAAGTCACCGTCGCTTGTAGATACTCCGTATCTGTTGCTTGTTGATTGTATTCTAAAGCACTTAATGATTTAGGATAACAATCTACGAAAGTTACCTCTAGTTTAGGTAAATTTCTACTTGACAATACAATAAGTTTAGCGTCAGAATATATGGCACCATCTGGTGTTGCCGGCATAATCTTACCTGCTTCTGTTTGAATACCTCTGCTTTGAGACAATGGCATTCTATCTTGTCCATCACTTAATACATTTTGAAATGATGTATCACCATCTACTTGAGCTAAACCTGACATCCAATCATGTACTTTTCTGTAGTTTATTAATTCTTCATCTACAATAAATGTAATAGATAAATCTTCAAATGTTAAATCATTACCTGCAAGTTTTAATTGTTGTAATCTAGTAGGTTGATTTAACTCTGCTAATGATATACCTGGCAAAGTTGCCTGTACAGTATTATATTCTACAGTAGGTAGTTTGATTATCTGAAACTTAAATTTAGTAGGGTCAGCATAATCTAAATTAGTTGGTTGTTTTGTTGCTAATGTACTATCTGTCATACTACTATTTATAAGGACTGGAAAGCAAAAAAAGGGCGCCGTAGCGCCCTCTTAATTTCATGGAGGAAATGAATCCTACATAAGGTTAGTAACCTTAACCATTCTGTAATAAATGTTAGCTTGGTCAGTTCCTGTTCCAGAAGCTTGAGCACTTGCTTCAGCGAATGGGTTTCTAATTAGACCGTATCTAGTTTTGAAACCAATTTTTGGTTGGAAACTGTTTTCGCCTACTGCTCTTACCATTTGTAGTGGTACATATGGGCAATAGAACATACCAGCGTCATAAGGTGAAGTTCCTTTATAACCAACAGTATAGTATTGAGCAGCAGTATTGTTACTTGCATATGGATCAATATATACTTTGTATCTACCGTTTAGAGTACCAGCAAAAGTATTACCAGTATCGTCAACATTTAGACTGTTGTTTAAAGCAGGAGCGTAATCTAATACACCAGCCATTTGTAAAGCAGAAGCAACATCAGATGAGCAAATGATAATATTACCTTTTCCTCTTCTTGTTTCTTGTGCGATTACATTAGCGTCTCTTTCTACTTGGAACATTAGTCCTTTGAATTTCTCAACAGACCATCTACCATTTGAATCAGTATCAAGGTCGAAAGTTCCAGCAGTAGTTGTATTAACACCTGCACCTTTTTTAGCTTTTTCGTAAATAGTTCTCACTACTTCACGGTTAATCTCAGCAAGAATTTCAGCAGACAAGATGTTTGCTAATTCTGTTTCAGCGTCTAAACCATGGATTGCTTTTAAGTCTTGTGCAAGTTCCATTGTGTATTCTGCTTTTAACTGTCTAGTTTTAGCAGTTACAGTTGATTTTTCAATACTGAACGCCATTTCTGCGAAAGTTGATGTAGCTTCTGCCGTAGCAGTTGCAACACCAGTACCAGCAGTAACGGAAGTTGTAGTATCGTTCATCAACCCTGGATTTAGAGAAGCAGAATGAGTACCTGTTCCAGAGAAATCTGAATCAGCTTCGTTGAATAATGCTTCTGTGCCTGAGTTTGAAGTAAATCTGGACTTCATTGCAAAGATTAGACCAGTTGGTCCAGTCATTGGTTGAACGCCACAGATATCGTAAGCGATTAAGTTAGGCATTGCTCTTCTTACGAGAGAAATTAGGATTGGATCCCAATTTGCCACGGCAGCGTCACCTGTTACATTGGCAATTTCTCCCAAGAATGCTTTGTCTTCTTTCGCCGCTTTTTCTTGGTTTTCTAGGATAACAGCAGTTACCGCTCTTTTGTATGGGTTATCTATTTTTGGTAGATCCGCATGCTCAAGAACCGGTGACCACTTTTCCTGTAAGTTTTCTGAATTATACATTTTAATTCTATCCTTTTCTTGTTTATTAGTTATTGTAGATATCTCTACCTTTTACCCTACTAATTGCAGCCGTATAACGAGACATGCTATCAGACATATCTGTTACTGTGTTACCATTGTCGGTGTTAAGTGTGTCAACATTTTCAGTTGACGCCGGAGCCGCCTTTGAAGCACCTTGTCCAAAATAAGATTCCTTAATAGTTTCTAATTTTGTTCTGTACTCATCAGCACCTTCGTAACTTATATCTTCTACTAAAGATTTTAGTTTCTCTACCTCTGTGTCAGCAAGACCAGATGTAATGTCTTCTAAAATTTCTTCTTTAGTAAACTCGTTAATGACTTTAGATTTTTCAATCATTTTTTCAGTCATTTCATTGATTTTAGCTTTCGCTTCTTCCAGTTCAGTTTCTTTTGCGCCAAGCACATCATACTTTTCATCTGGAACATCAATGTAATGGTCTTCAAATAATTGTTTTAATCCGCCGATGAAATCTTCAGCAATCTCGCCTTTGATACCTTTTTCAATAGCAAGTTCGTTTTCTTTCATCCATTCTTCAACAACATAGTTTAAGTAGTTATCAACCTTATTAGTTAATTCTTCTTTAATGTTGTTTGTTGCTTCAGTTATTTCAGTTGAGTATTCACCTTCTAATCTTTCGATTTCATTTCTTACTTTTGATTTAACTGCAGCTTCAAAGATTGTTGCGGCTTTAGCTTTAAAGTCCTCAGATAAAGTTTCATCGCCAGAAACTAAAGCATTAACATCTTCTTCAACATTAATTTCTTTAACTCTTTTTTCTACTGCTTCAGAAGCAGCTGCCATTTCTTTTTCTTTATCTTCGTCTTCTTTATCTTCAGGATCCATGTCCATTTTCATGTTCATTGCTTTCATCATTTTGCCATAGTTGGCTTGTAAATCAGCTTTTTTCATTTTGTTCATGTTGTCGTACATTGCCTGAATCATGCCAGATTTGGTTTTTGGTGTTTCCATTTTACCATAATCTTCAGCTTTTTCTTCTTCGTCATCTTTTTTATCGTTTTCTTTATCTTCAGCGTCTTCTGGTTCTGCTTCTTCTTTTTTCATTTTCTCAGCAGATTCCGGTGCGCCGGCACCTTTCGTAGGAGCGGATGCGTCTTTTTTAGTTTTTTTAGCAGCGTCTGGATTTTTGTCAGTTGGTTTTACAACCGCTGGACCTAAATCTTCAAAGTCGCCTACTTTTTGCATTGGTTCAGCTTTAGCTGCACCAGCTTTAGGAGCATCTTGTCCCTTAGGAGCTTCAGAAACGATTTCTTGTTCGTTTTTAATTTCTTCCGTCATTTTTTTTATCTCTCCAATATTTCGAAATATTAAATTTGCGTACTACTATTTATTAAAACTGTAACTTTCGCATAAATTTATCAAAAGCAGCAGTCTGCGCTTTTACTAATTCATCACGCTTAGCACGGTTTATTTCTTCTTGTATTTCAGAAACATCTTGTTCCTTGACAATACCATTATCCCATACCCACTCTTTACCTTCCATAACACCTTGTACAAATGCTGATGGAGCAGACGGATCTGCAACAATGTCGGCAGCAGTTGCTAAGTAAAAGTCATTTTTTACATAGTTAGTACCACCTTTATTCTCCAAGGAACCCATGCCCCTTGACGAAACTCCTAATTGTGCGCCTTCGTTGATAAGTTCTTTTACAATCTTACCATATGGCGTATCTGTAATCTTTGCTTCACCGTAGTAATTACCTTTACCGTCATTCTCTAGTTTAGTTATCATATGTGATACTCTTTCTAGGTTAACAGTAGGTCCCTCTGGATGTCCAAGTTCTCCAAATGCTCTTTTACGGTCAATAAATTCTTTTCTGTATCTTCCTACTTCTTTTTCTAATACTTCCATTGGGTAAACACGACCATTTCTGTTCTTTATGTTTGCCTGCATGAAGGTACCTTTAATGAAATGTTGTTTTGAGCCGTTTTTTTCTTCGACCATCAATTCAACATTTGTAAGTTCTTCTGTTATAAGTTTCATGTTGCGTATTTTCCCCTTTTGTTCTATTTATATTATCTCACTTCTAAAATGACGGAATAACTGTCTCCGTTGACAAAATTGTGTGTGGAAAACAAAATGTCGCCCGTAGCGGAGCTCGCATTATTGGGTATCTGTATAGCAGATGTTTGTAAATCTATTGTGCCTTGACCTGATAGAAACAATGCCGTAGCATTAGTTGAACCATCAAATACAATCTCAACGGACCCTTTAGGGTCCGTGGTATTGACACTATAAATTACTCTAGCAATTTTAGTCGTTGAAGACGCATGATTTAATTCACTTGCATCCACTTTATTTACTAGTGTTTCTCCTGTACCATCACTTTTATTGGTAAATTTCATTACCGTTTTAGTGCCGGCTACATCCGTTATAGTTTGACTTGTTACTGTATCAGCCATTATCTTGTTTGTCCTGAGTTATCATAACCTTTAGATTTTTGTACTTCTAAAATAAAAGTACCAGTTACTGCTGACGCATTAGTGATAACTATATCACCAGTTACGCCACTTGCTTCTGGATTTGTTATCATAGGTTGTTTACCATGAAATCCATACTCACCACTACCGTGTACTGATATACCATGACTATCTGTTGTTGCGTCAAATTCAAATGCCACATCACTAGTTGCTGCCGTTGTATTCCACTTAATACTTCTTATGTCTAGTGTTGGGTTACTATCATGTCCTTTTAATGCTGAAGCGTCTACCACTTGCACAGCGTCATTTGTTGCGTTGTTGATTTCGAACATAACTACATGTCTTGTACCACTATCAACAAGTG